TAAGCTTATTTCCCAATTTTCTAAACTTTTGATATTCAGGATTTTCAGGATCATCACCACCGATGTATTTTTTTGGAGATGTATTCAGTGCTGTTTTAGCCATATTGAATGAATTATCCGCTTTTAGCTTTCTCGAAAACTCGGGGCTTCTTGGTTCAGCCAATAACTCATTTCTTAGATTTCTATGATCCATGTTGAACAGGAAATTATAAACTAATAAAGCATATCTTATTTCTTCATAGTCAGGCTTTTTGTTATCTTTCACATCTTCGATTATTTCATATAGGGTTCTCATTACTCATCATCATCCTCCACTCTATTATAATTGTTAATTACTTTTACCGGAGTCCAGGAGAATACGTTCCAAACAATCAAAATACTTAAGACTGGGTGTTGTTCCATAAAGTTTAAAATTAGCTGCAGGTTATTCATTTTCCCACTCCCATAATCTCTGTTTTCCTTTCGCCAGTATCGGCTTAGGAAGCATTTTTACATTTGTGAGTTCCCATGCGTATCTCCCAGGTGTCCAGTCACCGAACATCATTTCTTGTTCAGTAGGTACAAAATAATCTCCAAAGTCCGGTGCATGTTTGTCATTTGTCATACTTTCCGCACCAATCGGGATATGCTTTGCAATGTCAATGTTCGTTCCCGGATGATGCACAATGTGCCAACAGTTTACTAACTCAGCGGTGGCAATTATGCAGCCTTGAGTTTGCTCTAGCCTATCCGCAACTCCTGACTTTATTCCCATCCATTTGGATAAATTATCAAACATAGGCAATATAGTATCATATGGTAAATCACCCAAAATGGAATGAATATCTTTTTTTGCTACATGTATCGCTATTGGTCCTCTATAATCAGTTTTCCATGAACGTGTTTCGTATTTCTTTGCACCACAGGCAAGTAATGAAGCCCATGGTTGCCATATTGTTATTGCTTTCATGTTAATTACCTCAACGTTTCATAAATATTTTTCTTAAAATTTAGTATACTGATAAGTAAAAAGGCTTTTATATTCTCTTCTAATGTGGCATTACCAAAATACCTGTACTTCAATTTAAATTTGATTCTCCTGTCAGATAGCCACCTTATAAAATCTAATACACTAATTTCTAGATGATTTTGCATATAAAATATAGTGTTGCTTGATTCCATTTCTGATAAGCCATCAAATTCTATTTTGAAATATGCCCATTCATAACTATTTATTTTAGCTATGCCTGCATCATAAAGATTATCAAATTCCTCTCCTGTATCTTTCTTCCACCTCATGTTTACCTCATTAGTTCCACCGGAAATTCTCTCAACATGTTTTCTTCACCCATTATTGTAATCAAACTATCTTTCATAAACACCGGAATATTTCTAAATTTGCATTCCTCAACCAAATTATCAATCCACGATTTTTCAGGAATGACCTTCCCTTTTCCGTTCCCAGTCTCGGCACCAACGATTATCCATTTAACATAATGTCTCATAATTCCTAAATGTAATGGTTCAAGTATTGGCTCTAAACTCATAAATAGATTTTGATTATTTATTTCAAGAAATTCCTTTGCTCCCGGTATTATTCCATACCCAGGTACGGTACTGCCTGTTAAATGCGTATATGATATTCCAAACCACATATTGCTACAGCAAAGATATTCAAACTCTTTATACCTTTCAGGATTTTTAGTAAGAAATAAATAATTGTGCTGTGGAGCTTTTTCACAAGCAGCAAATACTTTTCGAATCCATTCACCTGGCACCCAATCACCGAACAAATCTGCCATGCTGCACACAAATATATTCTGCCCTTTAGTTTTCCGTGCAGGTTCATCTAATCTGTATTTATGGAATGTTGGCTCAAAGTCAAACGGATACGGAGCCTTCCTTGCTTCAGGATTGTAAAATACCAATGCTTCTTTCAATTCATGAATCTTTTTATCTTCACCCTTATAATCATGATCCATATGACCGCCGAACCTATTTGCTATCTTCCTTGCATAGCAGTACTCACAATCATGCAAACAACCTGTTACTGGATTCCAGGTGCTGTCGCACCATTCAATCTTGGTTTTATTCATTAGCAACCTCCTTATACTCTTCAGGTAATGGTTGCCATGCTGTTACATGTTTGTTATAGTCCTCAGCTCCATATTTCCAACCAAACACTTCTGAGAGAAACAGCACCCTTGTTTGAGGCTCATAGTCTGAAATTTTAATAGTACATAAAAAATTTCTGTAATTTGGGTGCATAACCTCAAACTTGTTACACTCTTCTTCACTTGGCAACCTCTCACTAACAGGAATCCAACCGTTATTTAGCTGTTTTTCAAGTGCATTAGCTGCTAATAAAAACATTTCTCTTTTTTCTTTACGCTCCATACCAGAAAGCACATTATGAATTGGTGCACCATTTCCTAAGTAATTAAATTTTTCTATTGCTCTTTCAATGTTATTCATTACTCTTTTACCTCCCCCACCTCAATAAGATTTTGATTATTGTGTTTCATTCTCATACCTCCATTCTCATCTGTCTAACATCATAGTTAAACCATAATGTTTCCGTTCTTTTTATCCCTGCTTCGGCAGTAGTATCTTTATATGCCTTATTCCAACCCTGCAAGATTTTGTTATACAGATTGTTATCGTATCCGCTCAACAACACCTTTCCCGGATGATCTACAAGCGTTTTAAGCAGTTCAATGTGTTGCTCATCCGTCATTTCATGCTTGTACAAATATCCCTTTCGGGTACCATGTAGATATGGTGGATCTGCATAGATAAAAACGTCCTTTGTGTTGTACCGTTTTATGATCTCCACAGCTGGCAAATTTTCTATTTGTGCATCTTTCAATCTCAGTGTTGCAAGTTTAAGAGTCTCCGGTAGCTTGTTCCATGCCTTTGTGGTTCGTGGTGAATGCCCTTGCTGAGAGGACCGGAAACCATTTTTATAGTTGTTGCTACATCCGTACCCCATAAAGCATTGAACCGCAAACCGCCTTGCCCTTTCAATATTGTTGCATTCCTCTCCTGAATATGAGTTGTTGTATTCATCCCTGGCGAAAGGTGTAAGCTCTAGCAAACTAATCAATTCATCAGGGTGATTCCTCAGGATCGTAAAATAATTAGTCACGTCTGAGTTCAAATCATTCAATGTCTCAATTGTCGCAGGGACCTTGTTGAAAAATACCCCACCAGACCCGAAATAAGGTTCAACGTATACTTTGTGTTCCGGAATATATTCAATTATCCACGGAGCTAACCTGTTTTTAGCGCCTGGGTATTTAAGTACGGCGTTCATCTTCTATCCCTTCTCTTTTTCATTGCTTTTGTATAGCCATTCCATTCTGTACTGTTGTTTACTTCCCTATATTTTTTATTTACTTCTTCACATTGCAGTTTAAATTGCTTATATTCTTCACAAGAATCATGACATCCCGGATATCTCTTTTTGCAATCTTTACAGCTTGCTTTGCTCATCTGTTATGCCTCCTTGAAAGTCTGAGTCTCTCCCAAGAAATTCAGATTTATTATCCCTGTACGGCCGGTCTTGTTTTTTGCTATGATACATTCTCTTCTCTGAATGTTTATGTTATTGCTATCCTCTGGATCGTATAATAACATTACTACATCCGCATCCTGTTCTATCTGCCCGGACTCCCTTAAGCTTGACATATTTGGTCTTTTATTTCCTTCTGCCCTATTTAACTGTGCCATTGCAATTACAGTCGTTTTTTCTTTTTGGGCAAATGTATGTAAGTCCTTGGATACACTTGTCGTCTGCTCATAAAGTGTTTTTCCTTTTCCCTGAATAAGCTGAAGGTAGTCTATAAAAATTATGTCTGCCTTATCTTGTTGTGCAATTGAAGCTATATCTTGTACGTTCATGCCGGCAGCTTCTATGACATTCAATTTATGATTTTGATAATTCGATGCAGCAGATATCAAATTGTCATAGTCTGTTTCCTGTAATGCTTTATGCTGTATTTTATTTATACTTATTCTCCCTGCAGTGGATGCAATTTTTCTAAACACTTTCAAAGAACTAGTCTCAAAGCTAAAAAAGTCCACTGTGTATTTACTGGAAAGTTCTATCATAAAGTTTGTTGCAAGTGTTGTTTTACCAGATGAAGGTCTTCCGCCTATTATTATGTAATCGCCTTTGTCAATCAGAATATAGTTGTCTATCTTTGTAAACCAGGTCTTCATGTACTCTGTCTTGTTTTCTAAGTCATCCAAAATATCTGTAAAACCCTGTAACATATTAACTCTTTTTATTTTGCTTTCCCTGTTGAATAGTTGGCTTATCTCTAAATATTCGTTTTGAATTTCCTCTGGAGTCAATGAATCTTTTTCAATTTTAACAAGCAACTCTTTGTTTTTAATAATCGCTTGTTTCTTGTTATAATCATCTCTAAGAAGTTTGATGTATTCTTGTGTGTTAGGTTTGATTATCAGTGAGGCATCTGCAATGTTTGCAACTATTAGTGTATATTCAGCTCCTACAATCGAAACTACAACCACGGGATCTATTTCTCTATTTTCTTGATTTAGCTTTTTACAAACTTTGTAGATTGTCCTATATTGATTTTTAAAGTGTACTTCATCTAACTCTTTGAAAATCAGGTGCCTTTCCTTAGGATATAGAAATATTAGTGATAACAGTGTCTTTTGTATTTCTTCCATGGTACCTCCTACAAATATTCATATTTGCTTTGCGGATTCTGATTCTGATTTTTACTAACTTCTTCTGAAGTTGAATTTCTCATTATCCCATAACAATAATTTTCTCTTTTGTCATGGTACTTAGAGTTGCTTATATAAAGATTAAGAGCATATAAAACTTTTGATTTAGGGAACTTATCCCATTCCTGATATATTTTTAAAATTACAGATTCTGCAATTTTGCCGTTTCTTCGTGTCCATTTAAGAATGTCAAAATATGAATCTATGAGTTTTAATTCAATTTCATCATACTTAAGACGCAAATTTTCAATTTGCAGAGATATATTCTCTTCTTGTTTTTGTTCTTGTTTATCTTCTCTGTTCTCTGTTCTCTGTTTCTCTTTATTGTCGTTACTTTCTGTTACACCAGTGTTACATTGTAACGGTAATTGTTTTTGCCTCTCCCTAAAAAGCCTTACCCTTTCAGCACTTTCAGTCTCTTTACCAGTCATGCTTGCAACCTGAGTTAAAAATATAGTTCCGTCATCAAGTTTTTGTATTAATCCTAAGTTGCAAAATATTTTAACTGCAGATCTGACAATATCAACGTTGGTATCAGTGATAGAAGATAACATCTCTTCATTGTACGGCACTAAATCAGAAAACCTTAAGTGTCCTACAGTTTCAATACTTTTAAGCATTAGTGATAAATAGAAAAGGACATAATCTTTGCCATTTGGCATGCCTTTAATTACTTTCATGTGTGGACTTTCAAGAAAATCCTTGTCAAGTTTCAACCAATATCGTTTCTTTTCTGCCATTCAAAAGCCACCTTCCTTAGAAGGGGGATTGCTCCCCCAATACTTATGCTATTACTACAACATCACCATCATTTATTTCTGTTACCAGTGCTGCTTCTAAGTAGCTTCGAATGCCACGTTTAGCATCTAAATTCCACGCGCCTCCATCTGCTTCAAATAGTCCAATATAACCACCTTCTTTAAGTCTTACTAAGAATTCACTTGTTGGCTGTGCTACTTCTAAGAAGGTTCTGTACGGTGCCAGCATTACTTTAGATCTGACTTTAACATTTTGTACCAAAGCAATACCTTTTCTAGCTTGTACAGTTTGTGAAAGCCCATTATCTTCACTATCTACAGAGTTTTCATCTGTTATTTTTGATAATAAATCTAACAAATACGAAACGTCTTCATTTTCAACAAATTTGCTTCTTAAGCTAATCATAAAATCTTCATGTTCAACAAAACTGTTTAATTTTATACTTGGCAATTCAGCCACTGCAGCATATAAATGGTCCCTTTTGTAATGATCTTCAAGATCATGATATGTACTAAATACTTCTACTTTCGTAGGGCTCACAATTCTCACAAACAAAGGCACAAATGCTTTTCCAAGTTCAACCTGAATGATATCCACTAAACTACTTAATGAATTCAATTCAACTTGTCTTGGTGAATAAAATTCTTTTTCAACTTTCTTTAAGTTTTCCAAGCAATATTTCTCACCATTGATATCAAATATCTGTGTGTTTTCTCTTTGTGCCATGTCCTCAATTTTTTCAATTGCAGCTCTTAATCCGTTTTCCATTTGTAACACTCCTTATATTTTATTTTTATTTG